TAATTTCAAAATAGATTTTATCATCTAAGTAATTTTTAAAATCTAACCCATTATGTTCTATACTATCTCTATAAATTGTTAGTATTTTTATTATATTTTTACAAATAAATCTTTCTATAAAATCTTTCATAGATTTGCTCCTTAGTTTACAATAAACGGCGTTCATATTTCCATTTTAAGCCGTTTTTTAAGGGACAGTAATATACTTACTATCCCCCTATTTTTCCTTGAATAATAGATTTTTGAACATTTCATAAAGTCCTGTACTTGCTAGTCCACTCATCATGCCAACTAGTACTACTTCTCCTGTTATATTTGGTATGTTAAATATTATATTTAATGCTGTACCTAGTACTAGCATTATAAGTGGTATATATTTGTTTGGTATAAAGTCTAAACTATTCTTTATTACATATCCTACACATAAACATATACCAAGCACTATAATATTTATAAATTCTAATAGCATACTTAAATCCATTTATTTCACCCCCATTTTAACCAAAAAATAAGTAACTATTGCAGTTACTATACAGCTTATTATATTTGTTACAATTCCCTCATACCTTTGTTTTGGTTTCTCTTCTATTGCATTTACTCTTGTTTCTATTTTATTTACGTCTTCTCTCATAGCCTTTGTTTCCAATGCTATTTCTTTTACAGATACTGTTAAATCGTATATATTTTCTATCTTACTTTCAAGTGTATCAAGTCTTTTATGTGCAGACTTTGTGCTATCAAGCGCTTCTACCATCATTTGTATATATCTTTCTTCCACTTACCACACCTCCTATGACACTCTTTTCCAGATATAGCAAGCAAAATATGGAGGCATATTTCCGCTATCTCCAGTACCACTAGAATTAATATCATGTGTATGTTTTCCTGCGTTTTCTACAAAAATATTGCTTCCGTATGGTCCTCTACCAGTTGTACCAAGTGAAGTTGTACCACCATTTGTATCCCAAATTTGGTCAAATTTGACACTGTGTTTATGCTCACCTGCTTCTTTCATGGTGTGAGTATGTTTTTGTAAGAATTTACTTCCTCCAGTTTTGCCAACCTCGTTGAAATCTGGATCATCTGGATCCACTCCGATTAATACTCTCCCTTTCGCTATTTGTTCCCATATTCCTCCAAATCTTATACCTGGATTTTCTTCGTTTGTAGTTAAAAATATATCTCCTACATTATATATTCCTTGTATATTTCCACCAGAATAATTATCATACGGCTTTCCGATAGCAATACCATTTCTGTGTATTGCAATAGCAGGCTTTCCACTACCTAAAGTTAAATCTGTGGTAAATGTAGATAACTCATCTTCTACAATAATTCTTATATCAAAACTGCTATCTGCACTAAAACCATTAGCTCCTAAATCGCCTTTTATTGCTGTTTCTTTACTAAAGTTATTTCCATTTGTTGTAGGCGTTATAGTATCTCCATTAATCCAGGTGCTACTATTAGTATTTTTATATTGTACTTTTAGAGACTTTATAGAATTTGTTTTTGCTCCAAAACTTTTATTCCAGAACTCTCCATTTAGATTTATAGTAACTTCTGTACCTACTCCGCCGTTAGATCTAGCAATACTAGCATTTGTTATCTTTATATCTGTATATTGTAGAAAAACTTCTGGGCTTAGATCTTTAGATGTAGTATTTCCTCTGCTATCTATTGCATATATTCTTATTACATTATTATCTACATTATTTAATACCATAGATATATCTTCTGTATCGCTATAGTCTGCATCTGTCTGTTGTGTGCCAATTTGTAATCTATATTTACTCATAGTAGCTTTTTTTTGTGCAACTGCTTTGTTTGCAGTAGAAATAATAGCTCCTACATTACTATAACCACTTATTATTTTTTGGTTAGAACCAGTTAAGCCTACTGTTTTACTATTTATATCTTTAAAAGTAAAATTATTAAATATAGGGTTAGCATTTACTACATTAAAATCTATTCTAGTATCACTTTCTCCAATTTTAGTACCACCATTATATGTTTCAACTACTATACCACCATAACTGCTATTTTGGTTTGGAATTAGTGAATATAACCAATCAGCATTTTCTGATGTATTCCAAACTATATCTCCTACTACATCGTAAGCAATTTGTAATGTACTACCGTGAGCTTGCATTTTTAATATATGTCTAAAGGTGTTACTTTTTGCATTTATTTTTATGGTAATAGTATCTCCAATATTTATATTATTTTTAGATAAAGTTACTGTACTAGCACGTGGAATAGTATCACAAATATAATCTCCAGTTACATAAGCGTGTCCTAAACCAGTACCAGTATTATAGCTCGCAGATACTTGTATTGTTTTTTTACCATCAGCATTATGGTCTACCCAATTATCAAAAGAACCAATTAAAAGTTTATCATTTATATATCTTGCGTCAAATGTTGCTGTTTCTTCTTTTTGATTACCATTTACATATACCCAAGCAGTTGTACCATAATTATTCCACCAATTACCACTAGTGTTCGTAACGCTCATATATACATCTGCTCGTTCTTTACTTCTATTATTAGTTATATCGTGTTCAATAGTATATACGTGTAATTTTAAAGTTTTACCAGTAGTAACAGAACCATCAAAACCTGTTTCATACCATCTATCAGCCATAATTATACACCTACTTTATCAATACCAACTACATCATCTTGATTTATATTATTTTCTTTATAAGTTTCAATTAAATCATTATCTATAATTTTTATAATTTTAGTTGTACCATCTCTTAAAGTTATTTTTACTTTATCTTCCATATTTGCCTCCTATAATAAACTACTTATCCAAGTTTGACTATTATTTTTCTGTATCAATATACCAGCAATTTGAGCAGTATTTGCTTTTAATTCATCTGTTGTCATACCCTTATCAGTAAATTCTGCAACTACTTTATTATTTACTGTACTTACTATTCTTACACCATCAGCATTTGCTAAAAGTTTAGTTTTCATAGTGTTAGATATTATTTCTAGTCCTATACCAATTTTTACAGTACTAGTGTAAATTTCGTTCATATTACTAGACCAAGATTGTTTTGAGCCTTGTACAATTATAATATCTCCTACAAGACAAGCATTGTTTGTATCTGATATTATTTCTATTGTAATACTATGCTCAGACACTTCTATAATATTTTCTGCTTCTTTTAGGCTAGTAGAAGTAAGAAGTGTTTCTACACCATTTATAATAATTTTACAATTTGCAAGTTCTAATAGTTTCTGATATTTAAAACCTATATAATAACTTCCATTTACTACGTTTATTATTTGTTTCATACTTCCGTTTTGCAAGTTGAAACAAGCTTTTGCTATAAAGTTATTTTGTATATCTGTATTTGTTAGAGTGCTTGTTTTTCCCTCCCAATGTTCATTTTCAAAAAGTCCACTTGAATTTAAAAGTAAATTGCTTCCCCCTTGTGTTTCAAGAGTGTTTTTTAAGCCATTTACATTTTCCTCTAGTACATTTACAGCTTTTTCTATTGTGGTAATATCTCCAGTAGCATCGTCCACCTGTTGTTTTATGTCAGACACTGTGTTTGTTATGGTTTCATTAGTTTGTTTTATCTCAGTTGCTTTTGTCAAAGCTTCCTCTGATTTGCTAACCGCTAAAACAATTTCTCCTTCAACTTTATTAACTTTTGCTTCTGCATCTATAACACGTTTTTCTAATCCTTTTGCTATATTAAATTCACTGTCTATTTTACTTAATTGTTCAATTCCAACATATCCATCTAATAGATTAGGATATTTAATATTTATACAATTAACTAATACTTTTTCGCTACTAACGTTAATTAAATCGAATGGTTTGATTTTATATCCTTCATATGTAGTTATTTTTTCGCAATAAAATTCTTTTTCTTTTAACTTATTATATATATTCGTTATTGCGTTTTCTCGATTATCATCTATTAAAGCATTATTAGATATCTTAATTTCAGTTTTCCCATATTCATCTATGCTCTCATCATCCTTTAATACTATATAGTCTTTTATAGGCTCTCTAGCAATATTAACTGCGTTAATTGGTCCGATTTTTTGATTAATTAGTTCATTTTCAAATATATTGTCAATTACTATTTCACTATCTGTAATAGATTTAATTTCAAGTTTATCTTCACCATTAATAAAGGCTATTCCTGCAGAAGCAGATGCAATCATACCGATTATCTCTCCACAGCTATTCTTTTCATCAATTACTTTTTTCTCTACTATAAAATCGTTATTAATAAAATTCTGCTTTGCCAATTCTACATTACAATAATTGCAGATTTCTTTTGCTAATTCTAAAAGTGTACATGGAAAATTAATTCTACTAGGTTCAAAAGGAACATCAAATTTTGTACCATAATCTATTCCTTTACAACAAACTTCTCCAGTTAGTTTATTTTGTTTTTTATCTCTTAAAATAAAAGTCGGAAAACTTACATTTATTCCTTCTACTTCAATATTAATTTTTATATTATCTAATAAATTAATAGGTAAATTTAATAAATTTAGATCTAAAGTATAACTTATAAAAGTTCCCAGCAAAGCATCTTTTGGTGTAACATAATTTATATCAAAATTAGATATATATTTACTTATTTCAGTAGGTATAGTGCTTATATTCGCTTTTATTGTTTTTCCCATAATTACACCTCATTATTTATCCAATCAGCTTTTTGATTGGCTGTAAATTCTAATTTTAATACATCATGCAAAATCCAAGTATTATCTATAGCCATGCGTTTTATAACTGGTTTAGGTGTTTTACAATAACAATCTTGTATCTTATATGATCCACTATATTCATCATAAAATTCTATATTAATATTAGGTTTCATTAAATCTTTATATAATCTTGTCATATTATCTTTACTTAAATCTAACAGAGAAAAATTAATATTATAAACTGCGCCTGCCCATACTTTTATCATATTTAAAGCATCTGTACGCTTAGCTTGATGATATACGTTTTCAGGGTAAGCACTATATGTATCTTCTAAAATATTAGTATATATTGTTTCATTTATTTTAATATGCAAAAGCTCCACCCCCTAAAAATCCTCTACTAGCTCTACTTTCTTCTTCGTTCACTTCTTTTATTGCTTGTGCAATCTCTCTTTTATCTAAATATATTTTATTTATTATTGTTTGAGGAACGCTATTTCCAGTTTCTTCTCTAACAATTTGTCTAATTAAATCTTCTGGTGCTTCTAAATTTCTACCATTTCTTTGATCACCTAGCACTGCAGTAAATTCTGCATTTGGTGGTATTACTGCACCAGTTGCAAGATGTGGCATAGAATAAGTTTCAAATCCACCTTCTGCTTGTAAATTAATGCCTCCACCACCATGTTGACCAATTCCAATACTAAATCCATTCCAAAAATTATTAAAAATTCTTTTAATACTTTCTATCGCTTCAAGTACTGCACCGATAAGTCCTGCCTTTATTCCTTCAAATCTCTCTGCCCATTTTTCTTTTGAATTAGCATTTTTTACGTCTTGCATCCAATTATTAAATAATATTTTCACAGAACTTTTTATTTTTTCCCAAGTTGTACTAACTGCATTTACGATATTATTAAATAGTTCTACCCATTTTTCTTTAGTAAACCATGGTTCTACATCATCTCTCCACCAATCAAAAATTTTAGTTACCCAAGTTGATGTAAATTTTCCAACTGCTATTCCCATAGATGTAGCAATATTACTTAAAGTAGTTTCCCATTTTTCTTTAGTAAACCATGGTTCTACATCATCTCTCCACCAATCTGCTATTTTGGTTTTCCATTTGTCTATTACTTCTTTGAATTTTTCTTTGAATGTGTTTGCCCAATCTGTCATTCTGTCTTTTAAATCAGTAAATTTTTCAGATATATTACTAACGTGTTCATCAAAGTTTTCTTGTCTAGCTTTGTTCATATCCGTTGTGAATGTTTGAAAAGCACCACTTACATCTCCTTCTAAAAGTTGTGCTATTCCTCGTAAAACAAGTTCAATATATTGTAATGCTCCTTGTAAACCGATCCAACCTTCACTAACAATTAATTCAGACATCCAACTTTGAATATCAACAAAGAACTCTCCAACTTTTTCAAGTATTGGTCCAAGAACTGCCCATATTCTTTCTAAGCTGTCGAATACGTCACTTTCTTCCCACATCTGTACGAATTTTTCTCCACCTTGAATAAATTCATCCCATACATCGCTATATCTTTGACTTGCAAATTCTTGTAAAGGTTTAAATAAACTATCACCTAGTGGTTCTATAACTTGTTTAACTCCACTAACATATTTTTTAACAAATCTATTGATTAAGGTTCCCCATTCTTTAAATTTTTCAATTATGCTTTCTATTTTAGGGGATAATTTAATACCAGAACCTATCTCTAAATTATTTAATTCGTTAAAATCATCTAATACTCCACCTAGTCCACTATCTACTCCACCAGAACTACCACTCGCTATTTCTTCTTGTAATACATTCAAATCATCAAAAGGTAGTAGTGCATCTTTTACTTTATTACCTGCTTCTTTTGCACTGTCTCCTACTCCTGATATTGCTGTGCTTGCTTGTTTTCCACTCTTAGCAATATTATTATTACTATTTACAAATTTACCAAATACCTTAGCTATAACTGCCGAAAAAACATTAGCCACTTTAACTAATGCTTGCATAATCGTATTTAATATAGGTAATATTGTTTGGGCAAGTGTCATGAAAGCACTTCCCATAGATTGCTTAAATGTTAACCATAATTGATTTAATCTTGCTATTTGACCCGAATAGCTATTCATATATGTTTGAGCATCTCCAGTTTGAAATTTTGTTTCTTCTAAAATACCATTTACTTCTGCTTGTATTTTTTCTTGTTGTGTTAAAGCAGTGCTTGACTTACCAATAGATTTAGCATAATCTTGCCACATTTTTGCCACATTTTTAGTTACACCTGCATTATCAACTAATATACTATTTTCATTTTTTAGTCCCTCTGATGCAGTCTGCACCGCTTCTCCTAATGTGTATGAAGACTGTCTACTATAAGTAGCACTATCTTTTAAAGCATTCATAACTTTTTCAATTTGGTCTGTATTATATCCTCTTAATGCTAAATTTTTATATGCAGTAATAGCATTATTAGCAGGAATAAGACCATCTTTTGTATACTCATTTATAAACTTTTGAGCATTTGCAAAGCTTCTTCCCTGTCCATCCATAATGCTTTTTAATCCTGTCATAGCATTTTGTAATTTCTCTGCCTCATCAATACACGAAGTAATTGATTTTGCAATAAAAGATGTTGCTATAGCAGTACCAACTAATTTTATAATTCCAGTTAATTTTCCAAAACTACTAGTCAAAGATGAAATTCCTGAATTAAAACCTTTTGTATCCATTTTTGTATCAAATCTTAAAGAACCATCGTAAGTCATATTAACTCACCTCACTTTGTCCTAACAGACTCATAAATTCATCTATTTCTTTCTGTTCTTCTTCAGTGTATTTTTTCTTTGTTTCTATTTCTAAAATGTCATATAAATTTCTATATAAAATTCTTTCTTCCTTTGATAACTTTCCTTTTTTCTTCTTTCTCCTTAAATCCAACATTTGACAAAAGAAACACTCTTTGTTTAAATCTAAAAAAAGATATACAAATTTCCACCAATGCATATATCCAACAGTATCAAGATCTATCCCATGTGTCTGTTTTATTGCAGAATATATATATTTAGCATCTTTTTCAAAAGAATACATTCTTGTTTCAGTTTTCATACTTTTATCATTAGAATTAGAAAATTCTCCACAATCTAAAAAAAGAATAGCTTTCTCAAAAGCTACTTGTATATTCTCTGGTATATTTTCTCCATACAAATTTCTTAATGTTATCCATATTTTATCTTCTATTAGAAGTTCTTCATCCTCAAACGCTAAAATAATCTTTAAGCAATTTCTAAAATCAGTATTAAATTCGTATTCTTTAGCATCTATTATTGTTTTTGTTGGAAATTTTTCTAATAAAATATTCATTATAAAACACCATCAGATTTATCATTAGTTGTATATTTTTTTCTTTTATTTTCCACTTTATCTAAAAAATATGGCATTATTGCAGTAAAAAAGTTCATTAATGCTACTGGATTTGTTTTTTTATCAGTTATCATATCTGCTACTCCTTCTCCAAAAACATCATCAACTAAATTCTTTATAAAATTATGCATTTCCTCTTCTAATTCAAATACTTTTTCTACATCTTTATTTTCTTTTAAAGTTTTTATTTTTTCTTTAAACTTTTTATCATATTCCAAAATTTTTTCATTTACTGAATACATTTTTCTTCTACTTTCTAAATCGTTTGGGTTGAAAATCAACACTTTATTTTCATCATCATTTAAAATTACTTTTTTCTTTCCATCATTTATACTTAAATTTATACTCTCCATAAAAAATACACTCTCCTTAATATAAAAAAATAGCCCTGTCCTACTTTAAGACAAGGCTGTAAATTATTCTGTAACATTTGCTCCATCTGGAGTAAATGTCTTAGTTGAAACATCAAATTTTCCTTTTGTTTTTTCTCCAATATAGTTTACATCAAAAGGCATGTCTAGACCTGTTGTATCTCCACCAACACTTTTTAAATCTATAGCACCTTTTTGTTTTATAGCTTTATATGTACCATCTTCTTCTTTATCAAAAATTGATACTTCTAGAAATTCCATTTCTACATCTGAAAGCTCTAAATCATCAGTATATATTTGATATAGTTTAGCAAATAGCTTACTATCTCTACGACATTTGAATGGATCAAAGCTAGAAACTTGATTTCCTTTGGTAACAGTTGTTGAATTATTACCTAAAATATCAGTTTTAGTTTCCACATTATTATTCATTTCTCTTGATAAGTCTTCTATTCCCTCTCCTAAAAGTTCCCATTCAGGATTAGAACTTGTTCCAACATTTGCAAAATGTCTAAACTCTTTTCTTGCAATAAGACCTGTTCCTGATATCATATTTTTTCCTCCTAACATAAATTAAATTTATATTCAATTCTTAATTGAATTTGATACCTCGCACTACTTTCACTTGTTTTAAAAGCATATCCTGGAGTAGTGCATCTTATTTCAGTTATTTCTTTAATTCCTTGAATTTTAGTTAAATCAGGATAAACTTTATTTTTATTGTTTATATATATCCAATTTGAAAAATCTTCGTAAAATTTACTATTTAAAATATTATCTAAAACGTTCTGACTATACACTTCTTGACTTGCAAAGACAAAAGTATATTGCCTTATTTCATTACCTAAAATATCTTCATTCACTATTTGATCAATTGGTACTGTTTCAATACTATAACTTTTTACTTTTTCACTAAGATAATCTACATTAATTTTTCCACTTTTTAACAATGGACAAGTTTCAATATATTCTTTTACTTTAGTTAAAATACTTTCTTCCATAACTTACCTCATAAACTTTCTTGCACCCTTTAAGATTTTTTCTTTATGATCAGCTTTCATTCTCTCGAACCAATAACTACCTCTTAAATTTCCACCGTGATATCTAAGAGGAGTATTAGTTACAATTTTTGGGGCATTCCCTATCATTTTCTTACCATAGTATTGATATCTACCATATGGTGCTAAATAGACAATCTCACCACTACCTATTTCTGTTCCAAGTATTCCAGTCTTTATTAACGCACCAGTTAAACGTGGCGTATATTTATCTGATCTTCTTAAGACTTCATTGTCCACATATTCTTGTGCATTATTAAACCTAGAATTGTACTTATTTTGAAATCCTGGATTCCATTCTAATCTAGCTTTCACTTTTCCATTTTGAGTTTGATATGTAAAAACTCTACCTCGTGGTGTTTGAATAAATAACATCTATTTCACTCCTAATTCATAATGTGGCAATCCACCTTTTCTCATATCATCAACAGAAACTACAACATATGTATAATAATCTTTCTTTAAATCACTTAATCTATATTCTCCAGTTAATTCCTTATTTATTTTTCCTTCTACTACTACATCCTTTTCGAATATATTAATTTCCTTTTCGATTGGAATAATAATAAGACCTGTACTAGCATTTTCTATTCCTTTATCTATTACATTTATTTTTTTACTGTGTTCAAAGTATAAATTATCAAAATATTGTTTAGTATATGTGATATTGTCATCATTTAAATGAAAGACTGTTATTTCATCATTAAACATAATCAACACCTCTATATAGTAAAGGTACAAAATTTTTATCAAAAGCCTCTGATAGATTTTCTTGCATTATTTGTTCTATATCTCTATCATAATCATCCTTTAAACTACTAGAAGTTTCAAAGGATACAGTCCAACTGCCAACGCTTTCAGATTTTTTACCTTGATTTTTTAAATTCTTAGTTATATATTCATAATCCCTATCTACTAAAAAACAAGTACAAAGTTTTAATAGTTCTTTACAATGCTCTGATATATTATCAGACCTTCCGAAAGTTCTATTTTTTATCTTCATACTTGCTTTTAGTGATAAATTATAAAATTCAGTTTCGGGTATTTTACTACCCTTATATGTTTCTTTATAAAAATCATAGTCACAATAAGGTATCATACCCTATCCCTCCTTTTTACTAGACATTCTTTTTTATTTGAACACCTAACTTATTAGTTACCATTAAGCCCCCAACTTGTCTGCCTTGTAGTGCAGATGCTCCAATATGCTTACCATCTTTAATATCTTCGACTTGAGGCTCTTTTTTCCATACTTCATATTTTTGACAAAATCTTTTATCATATATGATAAACTCTATATCTTCTCCCATTAAATAATTAGGTTTTACTGCTACACCATTTATTTTTCCAATAACTCCCTCTCTAATTAATTCAGCACCTAAAGTTCCAGAAGTATTAGCAAATTTCTCATCTGTCAATAGTAGTAATTCTGTTTCAGCAGACACAATTACTCTCATAGAATTTACCTTCATATTTCTAGCTTTCATATTTTTTATTTCAGTCGCTATTTTTTTATACACATTAGTTTCCTCTAATGGTGCTGTATCTGTACTTACTGTGCCACCTTCTTTTAATGCATCAATAGCTAAATTTTCTTTTTTCATACCTATTGAATATCCTGCACTTTCAACTCTTTGTGCAACTAAATTATCTGGTACTGCATCAGCTTCATAACCATCAATTAATTCATTTACACCATAATCTTTATCAATTGGTAATGGTAGATAATCTGTTGCAGATTGTGATAATTCAATACCATTTAATATATCATAATCAGATACTTTTACCTCTCCATTTCTAGTTGGTACATTTATTTGCCCTGTTACCTCATCTTTTTCATAATCAGTTGAAAAATCTTCATAAATATTCATTTCTGCTCTTGCTATTGCAAGCACTTCATCTGCATAAGTTTCTTTTCTCTTATGAGTTCCTGTTCCTATTGCATTTGCCATTTTAAATTCCCCCTTAATTAATATAAATCTGGATGTTTAGCTTTTAAAATCGCTCTGACACCAGTTTCACTTTTATTTGCAACGATCCCTTTAACAGAAATACCTGTTGCAACTTTTTCTTCCACTTTATTATCCTCTTTTTCAAGATACTTTGGATTTTCTTTTAAGAAATCTTCAAGATTTTCTTCAAAATCCCCTTCCATTTTTGAAACTTTGAATATTACAAATTCAGCATTATCAGAATTAGTTACACCAGCCTTATATACTGCTAATTCTTTTTTTGTTTCTGCTAACTCACTTAGAGTATTTGTATATTCCTTTTCTTTTTCAGATTGTTTTTCTGCATCAGTTTTTTGGCTCTCTTGCCACTCCTTGAATGCTTTTAATTCTTCTTTTGTTGGCATGCCTTTCATTTTCTTTTTAAGCATTCCATCAGCAAGTTTTTGAGCTTTTTCCTCTAATGTTTCTTCAACATTCTCTGTTCCCTCATTTTGATTAGTAGTCTGAGTATCTACTTCCCCAGTTCCTTGAGCATTTGCGCTTTCTACTGTTTCGTCTTGTTTGTTTTCATTTTCATTCATAATAATTCCTCCCATTTAAAGTCCGTCGACTATTTCCCAGTTGTTCTTTTAAGCCTGCTACTGTAAAAAAGGCATAATAAAAGAGCTAGTTTCTAAACTAACTCTTATTAACATTTTTCTTTCTTCTTATCCTTATTTTTTTTAGCATATTCTATTGCTTCAATTGCAAGCCTTTCATAATACGTTCCATCAAGCATTCCAGTGTCATCAAATGTTACTTTCTCAGTTTCTTCTTTTTCTTCCATAATTCCATCCCCTTTTATTAAATACATCTTTATAAATATTATGCATTACCTCGTTTGTAAGTAAACTTGAATTTTCTCTACTTCCTTTTATTACAAGATTTACTTTTTCTAATACTTCACTCCATATTTCTTCTTTTATAGAAAGACGTTTTTTATTTATATTTTCTAATTCTTTTTCACCAATCTCAAGAAAATAATTATAATCATGTCCTGTTGCAATTATACCACATATTTTCTTATTTTCAATTAGAGTAAAAATATCATTACCAGAAAATGTATCATTTCCAGGATGATTATGTACTACCAAAGCACTTCTATTGTCTTGCATTGCTAATAAATTTTCTTGTTTTATAGAAAATGTTACTCTCTCTTTTATGTTACTTGTATGTATTTCTCCTAAAATTTCATTATTTTTAACATTAATTATACCTATATTTTCATATCCATTACTTTCGAACTTTTTGAATATTTCATTACATAATTCTTTAGCGTTTTCATTTAAGTATTTGCTTCTACCATACTCATTATCTGACGTAGTATCATTGGATATTCCCACATTATCATAAAAAGTATTACTTTTATTAATATTATCTACAGTTTTATCAATATGTTTATATGATGGAACTCTTTCTCTTGCATATTGTCTAACTAATCCAGTCTGTTCAGTAAAATCTTTTAATTTTGACTGTTTTTCTCTTAAATTTTTACTTAATACAGATATTTTATTGCTTGCTTCACTTTTTAATTTTTTATCTGCATTACTAGTTAAAATACCTCCACAAGCCGATATTTCCCTCTTGTTTTGTCTAATATTTCTTTCCATACCTCTCTGTATTTGTAAAGCATCATATTCTTTAATTTCTTTTCCGTTGTAACTTACCGTTTTATTATTAATTTCATCTAGTTCTTTTTGTGTATAACTAGGCTCTGATAATCCCTCGAAGTAAGGATAAAAAGAATGTCTACAGTTTATTCCACATAAACCAGTTGCTGTCCCATATCCAGTAGACTCAATAAAATTTGGATACTTTTTTGAGTTTCCTGATCTACTAAATATTTTTCCTTGCCATAATTCATGTGCTGGTCTTGCTCCAACGTGTGCAGAGATTTCTACTAAATCGCAATTCATCTCATTTGCTCTTTCTTCTTGCAAATTTCCAGCAGTTTGACTTATAGCAGTCATAACATTTCTTCTTACAGCTACGTCTATTTTGTCTTTTCTACCAGATGGATATTGAACATATATACCACTATCAGTAACATTTTTTATTGCATTCCATATAGAAGTATTATAATCAAAAGCACCTGTTTGTGTTTGCAAAATAGCCATATCAGAAAGTTCTATAAATTTATTCTTTCCGGTAAGAGCTGTTGAAAGAGCTAGGTTGTACAGATTTTTATTAGTAATTCTAGTATTTCGCTTCAATATATTTAACATTGATGCATTTTGGCTAATAGGTATAGGATTAAGTCCTGCTTTTCTATATACATAATCATCATATTCTAAAGTCTTAGTACCTGCTTCCTTAAATAAATTATTAACTATATTTTCAGATATACCAGTCATACTAGATACTTTTTTTATTATATCATCATATAGCATTCCTGCTTGTTGCAATATTTCTATTTGATGTCTAGCACTTTGTGTCATAGTACCAGCATTTATAATTCTTCTTACTATATCACGAATAATTGAATTTTCTAATTCTGAATACAATTCTATTACTTTATTAGAAATATTAAACAAATAATTTGGCTCTAACATATATATTCACCTATTCATCAAACATTTTACTAATATCTGTTTCAGAGTTTTCTTTCTCTTGCCTTATTTCTTCAAGCTCTTTTTCTGCTTCTTGCTCAGACATATTATTGTTTTTCATTAAATACGATTTCTTACTTTTTAAACCTGAATTTACTTCTTGCATATCTCTTTGCTTAGTAACATTTTTATCTTCTATAATACTATCATCTGGAACTATATTAATTGAATTAGTTTTTATATTTTCTAATTCACAAATGGTCGCTACCAAATCATATATACCTTCCAATACTGGAATTAAAAAGTGTTCTCTTGTCCTAAATGTATCAGAATTTTCACTTATAACTTCTGTTGCAGTTTTTACACCTTGCCCATCAAACTTATAAAAATTTTGACCTAACCCTACATTAGAACTAAGCCAATTTAATTCTGCATTTATAGCCTTTATATGTTCATCAACACGTAATTTAAAATCAATTTCTTTAATAGGTTGATTTTCCATTCCCGGTATGGCAACATATACCTGATCATCTCCATCAAAGTAATTAATTGCTTGAACATTTCCATCTTCATCTGGTTGAATTTGTTTTTTGGTAGCTCCACTATCAACTAGTATTCTTTTCTTGCCTAAATCAAACTCTCTATCAAAACTATCGTATTTTTCATCGATCGCTTTTAATCTATCTATACTATTAGCATAAACAGAAATACTTAAAGGACTTTTTCTGTCAAAGTTATTAGCAATATTAGTTTTAAATACCTGAAAATGAGGATTTTTTGTATTTATTATATATGGATTTCGAATGTTAGGATAATACTCACTAAATTCTACTTCTTTACCCAACTGATTTTCTTTTTCTGATTTATATAATTCATTAAATTTTATATATTGATTATTACTAAATTCATGGTATGTTAAATGTGTATAATATACTTTTTTATTTTCTTCTTCCTCTATATATGTACTAATAGTTAAAATTCCATTTATATAAGAATTAGTATATTTATATGGTAATACAACATCTCCGTCTATGTAGTCAATTATAGTTTCATTATTATCATTTTTATATTCAACTGTAACAGCTGTTCCAAGTGCTAACATTTTTTCAATTAATATTGGAAAATTTACAGTAAAATTATTCTTTTGACTGTCTAATACTTCCCACAATGCTTTAGTAGATTTTTTATTACTAAGATTTATTTGTGTTTTTTCACTCCACAAAAGTTTAGTTAAATCTTCGCAAACTTTCTTTGCCATATTCATTGTTTTTCTTTCACATTTCTTACTTTTTCCATTTGACAATTTTATTTTATAAAAATGAAAGTCATTTACATTTCCTCTATACCAACTATCCCAAACTGACATTAAGTCATAAATATTTCCTGAAATTGTATTTATTCCTTTTTTACTTAAAGTACTATGTATATTCGAATACAAATTCATATTTTTCACTCCTTAAAATTTTAATCCTAGTTTTTTTAGATTATCTTTTATCCAATACTGGAAATTATCTTGTGTATGATCACCATAGCTATAAGCATAATCTTTCGTATACGAGTTATAATATTTTTCATTACTCAAAAAAGCCTTCTCCGTTTTATCTGGAGTAGGCTTGCCTTTTTCTACACTATCTTTTACCCAAGTATAATTTTCATTTTCTTTTTTAAATATTTTATTATTATTGCTATTTAATACTCTAAACTTCTTTTTACTTAAAAAATCTTGCGAATATTCTATTAATTCTTCTTTATCCTTACCTTTATTAACTGGATTTAATCTTCTACCATAATCTAAGAAAAATTGATTTCTTAATGCTCCCTCTGCACTATCTATTGTTTCTCTATCCATTAAAGTCTTAAATCTTTTTATTACTGCTATTTCAAAATTAAATATATCTCTACTTAATTCACTAGGAGCTTTTTTAAAAGATTTTTCATGTGGGCTATAGTAATATGTATCCAATAAATAATAATATCCATCTGAGCCTAATCCATAAGCTCCAACTGCCGTTGCTGATGTCTGATGCCCACTATCAATACTAAAATCTATATATAGAATTTTAATCTTATTGTTTTCTATATAATCTTCATTTACATATTCTATCAAATCAGGATTATATATAAGTCCCTCCAGCCCTATTACTTCTCCAAGATATATCCATCTATATCTTTTCTCATCGTTTTCTTTTAATTCTTCTGCTTCTTGAATAGCGATTTGCCCTAGCCACTCTTTAGGTACAGTTCTATAATCACTTTGATGTATTAAGTAATTTTTATTATTTTTCTTTTCTTCTACCCATTTATTTACCCAATCAAATTTATTTTTTGGCGGATTAAACGAATAAAATGTAATAAACCAATCATCATTTCCTCTCATAAATGTAGCTTTAATTTGTTCAATGTCTTCTGGATTATCCCATCCAGTCAATTCCTCAAACCAAACCATTTTGATTAGTTTATTTTCATCTATCATACCTTTAACAGACTCATAATCATCTCCACCAGAAAAATATATTGTATTTCCATTAGTAAATCTTATTTCCATTGGAGACAATTTTGCTTCATAATCAACTTTTTCAACTAAGCCAAGTCTTCTACAAGCTCTTTTTATTTCTTTATAAACAGACTTTCTTAATTGATTTTGATGTTTTCTTAAAATTACTGCAGAACAATTATTATCATTTAAACAATTATATACTATTTTTATAGAAATCATTGAAGATTTTGTTGAACTTCTACCACCTTTAAATATCTGATTTGTTTTTTTGGAATTAAATACATCCCAAAAATGTGGTGCTACAATATCTCTTACTCTAACTTGTTTCATCTTCATCATCTTCTCCAATATTATCTGGAAGATCATTTATTATTTGTATTCTATCTTCTGTATCAGAACTAATGTTTTTATCTTTTACAATACTTTCGATTTTTTCAATAAATTCCATGTCACCAGACATAGCTTTTTGATATATTACTACCATCAAAGCCATTTGATTATCTATATTTTCCTCATCTATTCCAAGATTTCTCATAAATTCATTGCCATTTTCTGCCTTAAATGGTAGCGATAATAGCATTTCCATTTGTTCTTTCATTGCTTTTCTTTTTCTACGAATTTCACCTGATTTTTTACCACCTTTTGCTCCATTTTTCTGGGCTTCCTCTCGGCTTTGATTACTATCAAATAGTATCAAATTTTGCTCATTCGCCACTCACCCCACCTACTTTTGTTATATACTAATTATTGAACTATTTTTCTTGTGATGCCTTAAAAAATCTAAAGCACTAAAATAAGTCAATCCTTTCTCTTGTTTGCCTTTTTCTACTTTATCTATATATTTTTTAGCAATTTCCTTTGTCCATTTTTTCATAATTAACACATTTCCCTTCTTCTATTTTTAGCCTACATTCTTTGCTCTTGTATTTCTTGCAATAAATGCATTGATCCTCTTTTATATATTCTACTTGTATCATATATTTTTTTCCTAAATTTTCTTTAATTATATTTTGATATTTATAATCATTTCTTTTCATTTGTAAAACTCCTTTTATCTACCTATTTAATAATAAGCACATAAAAAAAGACTGCACACACTACAGTCCTATATAATATAATCAGAGGTGAAATACAAAAAATGCATTTGGCGATGGGTTAAGCCCATCAATCTATAGTTCAGGAAAATATATATGAAAACTAAGGTATCCCTTAATTTAGCATTCCAATTTTTTAAAGAAAAAGAACGTTTTACCAATTAAACTACACAGGCCGTAGCCTGAGCCAAGGCTCGAACTTGGATCTTTCCTTTCTAAAGTATGTTTTATTCATACTTCGTTCTATTATACATTATAACATCTTAGTTTTTTTAAAACCTTGATTTTTTTTGGAATTTTTTGACAACATTTTCGACACAAAAAACGACACATTTTTTGACACTTTATTTAAGATATTTATTCTTAAATTGATAACTAAAATCTATTTTATTTAAAGGATAGCTATCAATATACTCTTGAAACTCTTTTAATGTATTTTGTAAAATATCGTTCATCCTATAATATCCAACCGTATTTTTGTTTCTTTGTCTAAATTTATTGTTGAAACTTCTATCAATATCGTTCCAATTCATACCATCTATACATCTACATTCTATTAAAAATATTCCCTCTTCGCTATTATTTTCTTCTAAAAATTCAAAGCCTTTTTCTACTAAAAATAATTTCATAAATATTTCATTTCTTTTATTTTTATAGTACTCTATTTCTTCTAATACCTTTTTTCTACTTTTTTCATTTACAATTACTACTTTTTCTTGTGGTGCTATATTTATTCTATTTTCTTGTACAAATACTTTTTCAAATGGCTTTTGCAATAATTCTATCATTTTCTCATCATCATTCAAGCATTCATTATAATAATTTATACTATCTTGATAGTTCATTAAAAGCGTTTTATACATCTTTAGCTTTTTTAAGACCTCTTTTATTTTCACTATACCACCTCATCATTTAATTGATCTAACAGTTCCATTTTCTCCTGTTGTACTATATTATATCTCTGCTTTATCTCATCATTTTCTTCTTTTAGACGCACATTGTCGTATGCGAATACTATACACATTACTAGCAATATCGCTATAAGTATATCTTGTACTGTACTTGTTACATCTTTTTTTACCGTAATTTTCATACTTGTCCCTCCAATAACCTTTTTAAATTCTTAGGCAAATACTTTCTATTAAGCTCATACATTGGTATTCCATTATATTCACTTTCTAGCAATTCTCTTATTGCCTCTTTAGGTATGCTATCTTCTATTTCTTTTTGTTGTTTTTCTATTAGATTTAGAACAGCTCCTGCTTCAAAATTATAAAATATTCCTTCGCAACTGCATTGTATTTGTTTTAATTTAGTAAGTACTTTCTTTTCTTCATCTGTCATTATTTTTCTCTCTCCAATCTATTCCCATCTTCTTTAAATTTATATTTTCTTCTGTTATTTTTCTACAAGTACGTTTTTGTGCATAATCTTTTATTATTTTTCTTAGCATATTTGCGTTTTTGCAACTATCTAAAAATAAACAGAAACATCTCCAAGTAACAAATCCCATAATACTTATTAAACTTATTGTGCCTAAAATTAATGCACTCCAAAATAAAATTTCTTTAATTATTGTCATAATTCAATGCACAACCTTTCATATATTTTAAAAATTTTAGAATGTATTTCATCATCTATATCAAATTTTGGATTTTCTACTATTTTTCTTATATCTTCAAATGTTTTATATAACTTTTCTTCATTTTCCTGACTTTTTAAAAAATTATTATATCTATCTAATGAAATTTTTACATTTACATATTCAAATACATTTTCATTATTCATTTTTTATTCCTCCTATAATATTTTTAAAACAATTTTCGCAAAAATCTCCCTTACATATTTGTTCTCCAATTTTTGAAATATTACTAGAATAAGTTATATTTGCTGTATAATAACATTTATCATAGTCTATTTCTTCATTACACTTATCACAAATTGTTTTTTCTATTTTACTCATTTTCTTCCTCTACTTTCTTATAAAAATATTCTTTTATGCAATCTTTCTGTTTTTTTCCTATACATTCTACATTCATACAATTTCCACAAATAAGTCCATATTCTCCAATATGTTTAGCCATTAATTCTATCACTTTATCTTTTTTATCTAGTTCTTTCAATAATTCTTCTTCATCTTCATAAAATAATTCATCTACTTCACTCATAACTCATAAAACTCCTTTGCCTTGTCAAAATCTATCATATTTTCTAACTCTTTTATTGTTTCTTTTGTTTTTTCTGTGATTTCTTTTTGACTTTTATTTAATTTTAGTCCAGTTGGTAATACTTGACTATTTCTTACTACCATAAATAACATTAATTTATATTTTTCTGCTTCACTCATACTCTACACCTCATATCTCACTTGAATTTATCTCAATATCTTTGTCTAATATTATTCTGTCTGCCATATCAAAAACATAGTATATATCTTTAATATTATGTTGTATTTTAATTATTAAATCGATTTTATCATAGACACGTTCATAAGTATTATCGTTATATAAAATTATAAATTCTTCTCCACTTATTTTTTCTATACAAACTTTTGGAAATTTTCTTAATTTTATTTTCTGTATAAGTTTTTTCATTTTTACACCCTCAATCTAGTTACTAAATTTAAAGTTTTGCTATCAATATAATAAATATCAACATTAACATCATACTTTTCGTTAAATTCCTCTATTTGTTTTTTTAATCTTTCCATATCTTTTTTTATATGTTCCATACTCTACACTTCCTTTATCTCTAAATCAAACTTATCTTCAAACACCTTTTTCTTCACTTTATATTCTTTTGTTCTAAAACCTTTCACGTCTATGATCTCGTACGTGCCGTCTTCGCTGAATACTATAAAATCAGCTTTGTATTTCAAATCTGGTGCTAATATAAAAACAGGTTGGAGGCAAAAGCCTTTTACAGCTCCTGCCATTAATTTCAGTTTTAGCTCCTGGTAATACTCTGCTTCCTTTTTGCTATCAAAAGTATGTCCGTCTACACTTGTCTTCTTAGCTCCGTATTTGCTCCTAGAAGCTTTTTTAGTACCACTAATATATTCTTTATAATCTTTTGCACTCCAATGTTCCTGTGTCATTTATTCATCTCCTATTTATATAATTCGTTAACAATCCCATTTACTAAATCTGTAAATTTGCTTAATGTAAACTCTCCTTTTAAGTTAAGTTTTTCAGAAATATATCCTCTGGCTTTTTCTTGTTTCGTAACTTCAAATCCAAAAGAACCTAACCCTATTATACTTACAAATAAGTCATTACTTCTTAAACCTCTTTGAAGATAGTTTCCTTCTTCTTTATAAGCTCCATAAGCAAATAAAATATCTAAATGTGTATATTTTTCATCCGTCCAACCTATTATTACACTTTCACCTTTTTTCAATCTTTCAGCTATTTCTCTGTAAGTGTAAATTCCGTTTATTATTTCTCCATATTGATCTTTATCCATTCTTATTAGTCCTTTCCAATAGTTCCAGATATTGCTTGTCTCGTGCTTTTAACTCCCTCTCTACGTTATCGTATTTTGTTTGTAACTCTATACGTTTATTTTCTTCATCTTTCCAAAATTTTTCTAATAGGTTTGCTTTTCTCTCAGCCCATTTCGCTCTACTTCTTTCTATTTCCTTATTTGCTACCATAGTTAGCCATAATAGAAAGAAATATAGACATATAATAAATATTTTATCTATTCCCATCATATTTCCTCCTAATTAACATTGCATTTATAAATAAAAATATCCACTCTATTATTAACACTATAATTTTTACTATTGCATTATCAAATATTACCACTAGTAATGCAGTTAGCCAAATTAATAGCCATACTATATCTCTTATATTTTCTTTTCTATCTTCATCATGCTTTCTTATAAACTCCTTTAGATCCTTAAATGTATTGCCATTTTCTGTAGATAGAATTGCTTTATTATCTTTAGATATATACAGTTCATAAGGCATATCCTTTTTATATACTGCATATTCTTCTACAAGACCAGATTTATCCATTTTAGTACACAAATGATACTTATATCTATCTAATTTACTTGTTGTTTTTATCCATTTATCCCAATCTACTTTCATTTACTTTTCCTCCTGCTCTTTTAGTTGTTTACAAACATTATAAACTTCTTCTCTTATTTCCTCTGTAGTCCACTTTTTGCCTCCAACTCTAATATTTTTCGGAAGCATTTCCTCATATCCTGCATAATCTCCATAATGTCCATAATCCCAACCTATAAACCATCCTTTTATTTCTTTATTATCACTTATCCACAGATGATTTTTAGAATAAGTAAGTCCTCCGTGAACCTCAATATCGTATTTGTTATGAATATCATCATAATGTTTACCATAAAATTTATGTTTTATAGGTATATTTATATATGCTGTTGGATGTGTTCCTAGATTTAAAATATAATACTCATATCCAAAACAAGTACCTTTTTCTAGTAATTCTATTTTTCTATCTTTTTGATATATCATTTCTTTCATTTTTCTTTCCTCCATATACGAAAAGACACTAATACCATAATTTTACTACGTTTTAGTGCCTCCTCCTTTCTTCTATTCTTCTTTATATTTTAAACCTATTTCTACTATATTTTTTTATTGCCTCTTCATTTGCTACTCCAGCTTTTTTTAATGCATTGACTAATCTTGCTAAGCCATTTAGTATTTCTAATGTATTACCTTTTATTTCTATACTTTCATCTGTTATACATATTTCAAATTTCTGTTTCATAACTTCTCCTTTATTTCTTATTCAGCGTACCAAAGAGTTCCTCTATCGTACTTTTGGCATCTTGTATTTTTAGTAGGCAATCCCTGCACTCCAATGTGTTTATCGCCTTATTTTTTGCTTTGCAGAAGTAGTACTTTGTGGTCCTACCTTCTACTTTTAAATGTACACAACTCATATGTTACTCCTTTATAATCTTTTTACATTTATTCTTACTTCTTCGCGTGCTGGTACTGTATATTCTGCTTTTTTAAATACTTTTCTTTCAAAAATATATTTATTACTTAATACCTTTGGTCTTTCTCCAATAATCTTTTTTATTTTGTCATTTACTTCTTCATATTCTCTTTTATATTTTGCTAACTCTTGTTTTCTATCAATAAATTCATCTAGTTCTCCAGATAGATCAATATCGGTTTCTATTCTATTAATACCAGCTGTACAAATATGTGCAAAATCACAATTTTCACATACTGTTATATCTTCACAACTATCTGGTAACTTTTCTTCATCTATACACTTATATATTCTCTCTGCTTTTTGTAACAATTTTTCTGCATAATTATAATCAAATTTAACTTCAATTAATTTGATTTCACCAGTAAGTTTATTGCATAAAGCAAAATAACCTTTTTCCTTTTCAAATTGATACATATAGATAAATAATTGTGCGGGATATGCTCTAACATAGTATCTTTTGCTATTCCAGAAATCTTCAACACTATTTAATTTTTCCCACTCTTGAGGACTTAATCCTTTTACTTCTACAGGATAAAGTTCTCCATCTTCCATTTTTATTCTTAGATCTTCTCTTCCAGTTATTAGCGGATGTTCTACTTTCCAAGCTCTAATAGTTGGAGTTAAAATCTCAAATCCACTTTCTTTTAATGTTTCTATAACATATTCTTCTATCTTATTTCCAAGATCAAATATGCACTGTGTAGTTTCATTGTAAAGCTTTTTATCTTCCCAATTTTTAATTTGATAGTATAAAAATCTCTCGCATGGATGTCCTACATTTGATGCTCTTAAATTATTACAAGGATACAGTCTAATTTTAGACTGTTTGTTGCCCTTGATTTTCTTGTTCATTTCCTGTATTTCCATTACTTAAATCACCTTTCTGTGCCAGAGCTTGACACTTTCTACATAGCTCTTTTTGATATTTAGCCTTACTATAGCTTGCCTCTTGTGAAGTTATAACACTTCCACAATTTTCACACTTAAAATCTCCAGTAGCCGTTGTAGTTGAATTTTTACTTGTTCCTTTAAATCCATAGCCTTTCATTTTTCCACAATCAAGCCCTGCTCTTTGCATATCATCTATTGTAAGGTTTCTTAGTCCTGGAAGTATTCTTTTAATGCCGTTATTTATGCAATTTGTATACGCTGACATTTTTACATCTCTTTTATCTATATCTTGTGGTGCTTTGGGATTAGTTTTTCCTGTAAAGAAATCATCTTTACTGCTTCTGCTACCAGTAGCATCTATTTCTGTTCCACCCATTTTAAATATTGCCTCATAAGTAAATGTAAAGTGTCCATCAGGCTCTACTTCTATTATCGGTGAGCCTTCTTTTATCTTCCAGCCTATTCCAAATAATCTAGCCACCTTAGTAGCTCCACTCTCTTGTAAATATGGAATACCACCTA